CTAAACGCTGCATTAATAACAGGAACAGGAAGTCTTCTTCCAGTTCTTAGCTCTTCAATTAATTTCTCTGTTGTCGGTGCATCAAATACTGGAGCGTTTAAATAAGCTCCCTCGGTTAATCGTTCGGCAGGAATATAAGTATCAAGTTTGTAAGTAGGTGCTGTTTCTACCTTTTCTGTTTTCCCGCCTTCTGTCTCTGTTTCTTTTTGTGCAATAGCAGGAAGGATCCCATTCATCCTTTCTTTGTTATTAATTACTTCGTTCATCGCTTTACTAATAATCGTGCCTTGATTTTTAACGTCTAAACTTCCTCCCTCATCAACTACATCTTGCAAAGCATCAATAGCTGCATCTTTTAAAATTTGCCGTAGTTCAATATCTCCAGTTCTAATAGCTTCTTTTTGTGTACTTATATATTTTCCTAAATCTAAATTTCCATCATCACCACGAAGAATTTTATCGCCTATATCTGGATACCTACTCTTAACAGCATTATTAGCAATATCGTCTGCCAACTTATTAATTTCGGAAAGATTTGCCTTTCCAGCAACCCTCTTTTTAGCTGCTAATGTTTGAAAATTTGCCCATTGATCAGCTACATATCCAGAAAGCTCTGGAGGAGGATTCGCTAATATTTTACTTAACTCTCTATTCGCTTCATTCTCATCAAAAAGTATTCCATGTTGTGATCTTCTTTTTGCAAAGAAATTATCTACACTTTCTATCGTTGACTTATGTTGTAATTTCGCAAATTCTGTATCTAGCTTCTCAAGACCTGAAACTAATTCCAGTCTTTTAAGGAAAGATAGATTCTCAAAATTTGGATCATTTAAAGCTTCTTCTTTTAATTTGTCATATTCAGGAGAATTAACCTCCGCTCTTATGAGTCCTTCTGCATAAGTATTCGTGAAAGCAGATTCCGCAATTGCTGCCTTTCTGTCATTTATCCCTTTTATTGCTCTTCCAAGCTTGTCTTGTTCTATAGAAAAGTCAGAACCAAACATCTCGTCAGCAGTAACCATCTCAACAACTTCACCTCTATCATTTGTTCTCATCTCTACAGGGATTTGACCCAACATATTCAGCATCCCTTCCGCTTTGTCATCACCATTCAATGCAGCCGTTTGTAACTGAGAACGTAAATCGAGAAGAACTTCTTTCTTAAACTCACTTGGTTCTCCTGCTAGTCCTAATTTATTAGCCTGATAATTTAATATTCCTCCTAGTGTTAATTGAAGACTTTCTGGATCAATACCTACTCCATAATAAAATTTCATCGACTGCATTAACTCTCTCTTCGTTAATATTTTTTGCTGTGATTTTTGATATTTTGTATGAGCTTCAAATTGCTTATCTAAAATTGTCGCCCAAGCTCTATTGATATTTGGTAGGGCATGATCTGCAAAACCTACACTTGCTTCGTTAATGCCAAAGTCCTTTGTTAATTGAGCAATAGCATTACCTCTAACTTGATCCAAGCGAGGATCAGCAGGATCTAAACCAACTAATTCGCTAGAAGCAGCGTTATAAGCTCTCTTTATATAAGTCTCAGCTTCACCACCAGCTAACTTGCTTAATTGTTCTTCTTGACCAGCCCTTCTCCAAGGGTTGACCTGATCCATATTTATTCCAGCTATCCAATCTTCATTTGATACTTTTCTATTTTCTTGTGCGTATTCAATTCCGTTCTGAACATTCTGACGACCATGAAGCATTAAAGCTTTCATTACATCGTTCCGGCCTCTTCTTTCTTGATCAGATTTAATAGCTGGCGCTGCTGTACGAATAGCACCACTAACCTCGTTTAATGTGCTCGCCCATTCACTGAAATTGTTATACCCCTTGATACTCATCTCATTACTACGCTGCACAATATTGATACCCTTCGGAGAGGGCATTATTGATGGCTTTGTAGGAACAGCAGGATCTTCAGCCCCATAACTCAAGAACCTAGATACTGGTTGAGCAGCAGGTCTTAATTGATTCTTTGGAAGTTCTTTGACCATTTACTTTAAGGCTGCGTAAGTTGAGATACCAGCAGAAGCGCCACTAGCCGCTGCACCAACAATGGCTGCTCCGAGACTTGGCCCACTGCCAACCATTGATGGTCCAGGAGCAGAAACCAAAGTTGGTAATGGTGAGAATGGAGGTATTGGATCTTGATATTCTTTTTGTTGGTAGAACTGTTGACTGTTGTACTGATTTAGATATTTGCTAATAGCTCCTGCTTGTTTATTACTGAACTGCCTTTCTTTAAATCCTTGGTTAATACTTTGAAGAGTTTCAAAATCACCTACTTGACGGCTGTAATCATTGATTAAACGATCAATCGATTTACCTGCCGTTCCTCCAGCAGCAACAGAACTTCTAGCTTTTAATGCTTGTACTTTGTATTGCATTAACGCAACAGCATCAGCCATTGCTTCTTGCCTAAATGCTTCGCTATAAGCAGCGCTTTCTTGTATGTAATCTGCACCAGCAGAAGCCCTTGCCCTTGCTACTTCTTCTGCATTAGCAATTGCTGTACTTAATTCGTAATTCCTTAGTTGATTTGTATATGCAAGTTCTTGTCCGTAATTAATTCTTTCTTGCCAAAACTTATATTGATTATTGATGTCAGCCTGTGCCGCTTGTTGTCTTGCTGACCACCTAGCAAATTCATCAGAGGCTTTCTTATATGCAACCTGATTAACATAATCTTGTTTCTTTCCTTGATAGGAAAGGATTCCACTTAAAACAGTAGAAGCACCAGAAGCAATACCAGCAGCAACAGCAGGATTAGGCATTATGCAGCCCTCCAGAATTGACAGAACAATGCGCCAAAAGGTCCAAAGGGTGCAGGCTCTTCAATAGAAAAACCTAAATGTTTTAACCATTTAATAGACATCTTATTTTTAGAAAAAACATGATTACCGATTGGTTTTCCACCACCTTTCATGTACGAGTCTACCCATCTACGCCCCTGGAGACAAAGTTGCAATCGATGATTCTTTGTTGCTGCAATTTCTTCTGTTCCAAGCATCCATATTCTGTCTCCACAGATGCCCATTAATCCTACTGGCATACCGTCATCTCCTTCGATACCGTGGCAGATCTCGCTATTATCATAACTATAATTTATAGCTTCTACTGGAGTTATACCATGACTCAGCATTATTTCCTCTTGATCTTCTAATCGCATGTGTAGAGCAATATGATTTGCAAAACAACGAGAAGGTACATAATCAAACTTCATCTCAAAGCACCCGCTCTCCTTGTGATTAACGCAACCCACTCACAAGTAGAGAATTTGCATGGATGAGCCGTATCATTTTTTATCTCAACAACACACCTTTCTCCTTTAGACATAATCGGAATTGTAAATACTCCTTCCTTGTATCTATCGTCATCGCTGCTATATCCACCAGCAGGCAATGTACTCGTTACCAAAGATTCTCTAACTCCTAATGATGTTCCATCGAATTTATAAATAGCAGTGTCTCTCCTTTCAGGAGTTACTTCAATATCAAAATAAGCAGTTTCGTGATAACGAAGTTTTGCATGTCTTACCTGAGTACGTTCAACATTCGCTGCTGCTTTGCCTCCTCCAATCTCTTTATAAAGCTTGAACTTAGTAAACCTATATCTAAATTCATAAGCTTCACCAAAATAAATAGGCTTATTTCTCCAGTCACCGCTTGCAGAGATTGATGTACCTGAAGTAATACTTCCCAGCAAAACTCCTCCAGTAGAAGAAGAACTGAAACCACTCCATGCTTGAGTCAGAGCTTCTGCTGCATAAGGCAATGTCCAGGTTGTTGTTTTGGTATCTGCGTTATAAGTTCCATTAGCAACACGCATTGCTGTAGGAGTTTCAGTTTCAGTTGAAACCCTTCGATCTAATAACAATGGATAAGGTGAACCAGTCGGAGGTTCAGGACTTCTATCCTGCGCTGGCATCCTCTCTAAATAAATCTTCGTGCCATACCTAACAAGAGAAAACAAAACTTCTCTTATACATACCACTGATAAAATTTCATCAGCACCCGCAAAATCCCAATAAGACCAGCTTGATTGAGCTCTTTCTACACCTCCTCCTGTAGTTCTTGTGAAATATTTATAGACATAAATACGATCTTTAAAACCTGTTTTATTGCTAACAGCAAAAACTGCATTACTTGTATCATTAACAGTTACATTGTGAATACTACTTGGCACAAAAGCGGAAACATAACCACTTAAATCTTGAGCATCAGCAGTTAATGCTGTACCTGCACCTCTAACACTAAACTCTCTAAACTGAGAAAAATCACCGTTAGCTTGTGTAAAGATAATACCTCCACCTGCTAGTTGTGGCCTAACATTTGTATCTATTTCAAACTGAGTAAGAACTGTTATTTGTGCGGTAGCAGGAGTTAAAACTGTCTCTGCTGCATTAAATCTAAATTGATATTGCGAACTAAAAAGTATTAATTCATCCTGGTAAGGAACTGCATATTTAAGAACTGACACTCGGTTATTACTCGCAACAACATCGATAGGATCGGTGTCTAAAACTGCTGTAACTGTTTCAGGGAAGAAGTCAAAGAATGATCTAACTCTTGAAAGAATTACATTTTCATCTGAAAGAAATCCAAGCCTATTTTTATAAATGAAAATATCATTAATAGGATGACCAATAAAGCTTGGATCTGGAGCAGTTGTCGTATCACCAGCAATACGCTCACCCCAACTTGGAATCTTTAGCTCCCATGCAACTCCATCAATAGTTCCTGATCGAGTCGCACCATCAACTCTCCCAAAATAAAATTCACCGTCTGGTTGCCTAACTAAAACGTGAGGCATGTTATCAGGCATTATTTTGTACTTATCTCCTGGTCTTACAGTCTCACTCCAAGTACCTTCTCCAAATGTTCCACTCTTAGGAAGAAAAGAGACATGGTAATCATCAAAAGCATTTCCTGGATCACCTTCGATCGTTATTTGATAACCAGTTGGAGCAACAGTTGGTAACTCTGTAAATGCCTGAACCTTGTCAAAAATTGCACTTATATCTGCACCACTACGAGCGTCAGTTACAGATATTGTGATTGCGCTTGATGAAGTGACATGTATAACTGCACCGCTACGAGCGAAAGATACGCCAGATAGAGATGAAAACCCATTAATAATATTTTGGGCAATATCCTCGGAACTGATTCTGTTTTCTGTAACTGTGCTTCCATCGCTAACGACTGGGGCAACTGCTGTTTGGACCGTGACTTCTGTTCCATTGATGTTTACTCGGTACTGTTGGCCATATGTCGCTGCCCTCACCCAAATCAAGGCTTCGTGGGCAGCAGGTCTTGCCACTGCTGGAGCAGTAGCGCCATCCATCGCTGGTATTCGTGTTGTATTAGTAACAAAGGTATAATCGGCAATCGTAACTGCTCTTATTTCTGACTTCGCATCTGTATTGCTGTCACCGAGATAAGTGCCAGCAGCGCTGTAAGCAGCGAGATTCACAGTCTGCTCTGTACCGTTTAAATCAAAAACTTTGACGGGTGCAACGCCTGAAGTATTTGGTATAAATACAGCTATATATTCTTCAACATTATCTCTAAGGATTGGATGAACATAACAATCACCAAAATCGGAACTAGAAACAAGCGCTACAGTCTCACTCGGATCTCTCTTTCTTAAGCCTTCGACAATAGAAGACATCCCATTGATCTGTATTTCACCTTGAGATGGATCTCTTTGAGCGTCAGGTTGTTGGCTAACACCCTGAACAAGATTAGGGATGTTGTAAGAAACTAAACTCATAATCTATAAGCGGTACTGATACGTCTAGTTGCTAAACCATAAGCAGGATCAAAGGTTGGGAATGGTAAATAATTTCTCCCACCAGTCAAAATATTTGGTTGATCTATCTGCTGTTCTGTTCGTTCTAAAAGAGCTAAAGCATCTTGCTCATCTCTCAACGTATATTTAAAGAGGGCTTCTGAACCAAGCATCCGATCCGCAAATACTCTTGCTGATCGAATCGTTACCCATCTATTAAAAGGCTCTGGAGCCTCATCCCATGAAAGAGCAAAGATCACATCTGCTTTTACTTCTGTAACTGTTGACTCGATTTGAGTTGTTCTCTTTTCTGTGTCATATAATTTTTCACCTCTTTGCACATAACGTCCTGCATGTAAATAAGGATCTAAAGCGAACTCAATAACATTTGCAGGAATCTTGATTTCGTTAGTTGCTCCATCTTTAGTAAACGGAAAATTAAATTCAGTATTCCAATGCCAACCTTTTAATTGACCTTCTTTGTGAAATTCCAGAAGAGTTCTTTCTGCAACCCTGGCATCCATGATCTGCTCAGTCTCAAGACTGTTGATTGGCTGCTCTCCGATATTTTCCAATAAAATATTTACCGCATTTAAGAGCGTTGTTCGCCCAGGCGTAACTGATTGATTTGCTATTCCCATTTAACTATTACAGGGGCGTTGCATACATCATAAAGCACAAAAAAAAAGAGGCCAAATAAATGACCTCTTTCTGCACTTCTTTCCCTAATAAGTTTACTAAGGAATAACGATTTTGGTAGCAGATTCTGCTCTAAGAACTCCCATTCCTAACGCTTGTCTTGCAACCATAAGATCAGCTTGATGCTGAACCTTGTACTCAGAACCAGTCATCTGTAGTTGAGGACTGAGAAGAGTAACAACTCCAACAGCTTCTTTGTTGAAGATTAAGCCCTTACACTTGCTTAAATCTTGACCATAATCAGAGTTGTGATCGCCAGCGACAAGGGTATAAGCGCTTTGTGTGACATGATTAGAACTAAGAATTGGGATCCCCGCAACTCTTAAAGTACGGCCATCAGCAATCGTTCCAGCACCACCAAAGTCAGCATTTATTGCACGACTTGATTGTGAGATTAAGTAATAATCTTCTGGAGTAAATACGGCATACATATCATCGATGCTTACGTCCTTCTCTTCGAAGGCAACTCTTGCATCAAAGATTGCATTTACCAGAGCATCACCTTTTGCCTGACGAGTGGCAGAACCACCTGTGTAGTCAGTACCAAGAGTAATACCGTTACCAGTTTTACCTGTGTTATGAGATTGAGCTAAAGGCTCAGAAGAGACACTCGCAGCAGCGAAGATCATTCTCGCTACACGCTTGTCATACTCAGTTGCTAATGCACGACCAAGTTCCTTTGTGTAAACCTGACGAACATCGAAGTAAGACATTAATTCGTCTACTTCTAGTACCGCAACATCACTGATCATCAACGCATCAAGTGAAATCACCTTCTCATTTAAGTCAGAAGGATCATTACCCGTCCCGTCGATTGTGGTGCCTGGTTGGTGGTACCGAGCTAAAAGTTTACCCGTCACTGGAAAAGCAACCGATTTTCCTCCTCGGATGTTCCTTTCCCTAGTCTTACCTTTGAATACGGTAGCCGTTTCAAAAGCGTCTAAAACCTCGGCAGCACCGAGTTTGAGCATTAAAGCTCTATCTGTGTCTAAGCCAGATGCACCAGCCCCCCAAGTGGCGGCGGAACCTCGAATCTGACCAACACGACTGAGAACAACAGCCATGAGATTGGTTAGTTAGATGAAAAAAATACTTTTTAGATCGCCCATACCATTGCTCTCACAGGTTATCCGCCTAAACGGGCCTGGCGCTTTGGATGCTATCTGATAACTAAGTTATCAAAAAACATCAGAATTTGCCATTATTCTTGCAACTTTTTGCTGATAAGCTTCATCAATATCGTATAACCTTTGTCCTTTATCATTCCTTTTATTCATCGCATCTAATACTTGCTGTTTACTTGTATATTTTTGAATACTTGGCTCAGTTCCACCCCCGTATAGTTTTGGCTCTACAACAGCATCAGGACTACCCATCATTCCCTGCATCGCTCTTAACGCCCATATCGCCGCATCTTTATTGCTATCAGCAATCTTGTTGTACTCATCAAGCATCCCTTTATCTAAATTCTTACCTGCCCACTCAGTTACATCCTGGAACGCCTGATCACCTCCAATTGCATTTTTGACATCTACACCATCTTGTTCAGTTAAACCTGGTGTCTCGCCTCTTGATGCCTGTGC